GCGCACCGTTGTTCCGCTACACCCTGGACGGCAAGACGGGCGAGACGCTTTCGACCACCGCCAACATCATGGTCGGCAGCTACTTGAACCCGTTCACCGGCGAGCTCATCAAGCTGGAGACGCATCCCTGGTTCCCGCAGGGCACGATCCTCGGCCTGACGCTCGACCTCCCCTACTCCACGCCCAACGTGCCCAAGCCCTACAAGCTGATTCCGCGCGTTGCCGACTGGCGTGAATACGAGTGGCCGCTGATCAGCCGCAAGCGGGTTCACGGTCAGTACCTCACCGCAGCTCTGATCGGCTACACGAACTGGGCGCACTTCCTGATCCAGAACGTGGGCCAAAGCTAAACAGAGCCGAACAAGATTGGGCCGCTCCTGCGCCGGGACGGCCCAATAGGGTGGACTAGTTGCGGATTGCCTCCGCCCAACTGGTCCACCGTCCTCTTTCCACCGGGAGAATGCCATGGCCGATTTAACCACGCTCGAAAATGTGAAGTCGTACATGCAGATCACCGACACCAGCCAGGACACCGTGCTGGCGCGGCTGATCTCGGCCTTCTCCCAGTGGTTCCTTACCCAGGTCAACCGCGGCGCGCTCATCAGCTCGACTTACACCGAGACGCGCAACGGGCAGGGCGGCGACTCGCTCACCACGATCTACTGGCCCATCCAGAGCATTACGTCGCTGACCGTGGACGGGGTCACCATTCCACAGCAGGCGAATCCAGGGCAGAACGGATGGACGCCTGGTTACACCAACGACAGCTTCACCGTCTGGCTCACCGGCTACCGCTTCACCAAGCGCCGCGGCAACGTGCAGATCGTCTACGTGGCCGGTTACGCGAGTGTGCCGCTCGACATCGAGCAGGCCGTGATCGACCAGGTGGTCTTCACTTTGCGGCGCCAGCCGAACCTTGGCACCACGTCGCAAAGCATGAACGGTATCACCACGGTCAGTTTCTCGCAGAAGGACTTGGCCCCAGGCGTTCAGGCGGTGGTCGAGTTCTATCGCGACCGCGCGGTGGTGGGCCTGTGATTGTCTCCTTTCAGATCGTCGGCGTCCCGGAAGTCTGCGCCGGCATCGAGGGCGGCGCAGCGCGGATGCAGATCGCAACCGCCAAGCAGATGGGCGTCGAGATGCTCGGCCTACGCAATTACGTTGTCGCCGAGCACCTGAACGGTCCCACCGGTCCAACGACGCTGCAGCAGCGCTCGGGCAATCTGGCCCGGTCGGTATCGAATGAGGTCGATGAAGATTCGACCAGCGTCACCGGCCTGGTGGGCATTCCCACCGCGTCGACGGCCCAGGCTTACGCGCGCATCCTTCACGAGGGCGGCACAACCCGCGCCCATGTGATCGAGGCGCTGAACGCGAAGGCGCTGGCCTTCTCGATGGGCGGTCAGATGATCTTCCGCCGCAAGGTCAATCATCCCGGCTCGAACATTCCCGCGCGGCCGTATCTCACATCGGCGCTCGACGAGCAGGCGGCAGAGATCAAGGCCAACCTCACCACGGCCATGCTGGAGAGCGTGCAATGAACAACGGCGTCGTCAATCTCGAACCGATCTATGCGGCCTTCTTCGCGCTGCTCACCGACAGCGGCAATGTGCAGGCCTGCACCTGGACCGACCCGGTCAGCGGAGAGCCGACCACCTTCGCGGTCGAGTCTCGAGTCCCGCGCGACTGGGCGACGCTCACGCCGGGCCAGTTACCGGCGCTCTTTCAGGAGGAACTCGGCTTTGAAATCGTGCCAGCGATTCAGACGGTTCAGGCGCGCACCAAGTACGAATTGCGCGTGGACGTGGTCGTCATCGTCTCCTGCGCCGGCGCAAAGCAGCAAGTGGGCCAGGAAACGCAGATCCCCACGCAGGCGCTCAATCTGGCCATCACGGCAGTCCTGAACGCTGCCACGCCCACACTTCCGGGCAATAAGCAGACCCTTGGCGGGCTGGTCGATTCGGTTGTAGCCAAGGGGCGTGTCGAGCGCATCAACGGACTGCCCGGCGCCGGCACGCAACTTTCCATCGCGGTCGTCCCATTCACAATTCTCACGATCTAAACGAGGAGCGAAATGATGAACAGTTTTGGTGCAGGGTGGCTCGCCGGTCGGGCCGCCGCAACGACCGCAAATCCGACGCCCACGCCGAGAGTGTTCGGCCAGCTCCAGGATGTGAGCGTGGGCGATAGCTTCGACGAGAAGAAACTCTTCGGGCAGAACTCAGCCCCGCTGCGCGGCTTCCGCGGACAACGCAAGATCGACATAAAGGCCAAGGCGGCGCAGATCAGCGGCCAGATTTTCGCTGAAATCTACCACGGTCAAGTGGCTGCCACCGGGGCCACGCTGCCCTACTTCGGCTTCATCGCCACGATTCCGACCACGCCGTTCCAGGTCACGATTGCGCCGCCAAGCTCGGGCACGTTCGCCGAGGACTTCGGCGTCAACTACGCAGCGTCTCCTTTCACGCCGCTGAAGCTCGTCGCCTCCGGTCCAACACAGGGCCAGTACGCGGTGAACTCGGCAACCGGCATCTACACCTTCGCAGCGGCCGACACGGCGGCACAGGTGGTCATCAACTACACCTACGCCATTGCCACGGGCATCTCTGTCTCGGTCAACAACAACGTGCAGCAGGAATCCCCGTACTTCGAGGTCTACGTGGCCAACCCCCAGGATGGCGGGTACGCGAAGAAGTTCTTCAAGTGCTCCAGCTCAAAGTTGAGCATGGACTTCAAGCAGGGCGACATTGTCATTCCGGAGTTCGACATCTCCGCTTTCGATCCGGGCACGGGCGTGATCTACATCGACAACTTCGCAAGCGTGTAATCTGCGGCTCGGTTTCATGAGCCCAGGCGCTCGCCGCGAACCAGCAGCGAGCTAACTTGACCGGGCGGCTCTGAACGGGGCCGTCCGGCCCTTTTCACCTATGGAGGCAGTTATGAACGTCACACTTTCAACCGGGCGCGCGGTCGAGATCGCGCCGCTCAAGATGGGGCAGCTTCGCCGCATGACCGAGACGGTCAACGCCGGAAATGCCCTCGATGCAACCGTCACCGCCTGTGTCGATTCGATGAAGAACGCCGATCCGACGGGCGCCGCAGTTAGCTCGGTCTGGTTCGAGGAAGAGTTCACCGTGATCGAATGCAACGAGCTCTTCGCCCAAGTCGCCGAGGTCAGCGGAATCAAGCTGGGGGAAGCAACGGCGAGCCGATAGACTTCCGGCGCATCTACACTCGCCTTGTCGGGGATGGAGGCATCAGTCCGCTGGAGGTCTGGGAAATTCCCTGGCCGGACGTGGAATGGATAATCGAAGGCTTGAATGCGCACCCACCGTTGCGGCTCATGGTCTCCCGGTTCTTCGAGTACGGGGAGCGGGAGCAGTAAAGCGATCCGCCTTTGGGCGGCTTTTCTATTGGAGGCAACATGCCCGACGGCTATCTGGTAAGTGTTGGCGTCAAAGCCGACTTCTCGCAATTGAAGTCAGAGCAGAAGGAAGCCGTCGCCAGTATGCAGGACTTCGCCGCGCGCGGAGCCGCTGCCCTGGAGGCCTTCCAAGCCGCCGCGAAAGAGAGCGGTGCAGCCGCCACCTTCCTGAATACCCAGTTGAAGGACCTGGCCGCGGCCAACGTGGCTGTCGTGCCCGCCATGGAGCAGGCGGTCGCCGCCCTGAAGCAACTCCAGGCTGCCAAGGCTGCCGATGCTGCTGCATCCAAGGCCGCCGCCGCCTCGACCCGCGAGATGTCTCAGCAGGCCAGTGTGGCCTCGATGAACATGCGCGTCCTCGAAGGTTCCACGATGGGCGCGGCCCGCGCGGCCGGACAGTTCGCCGTACAGAGCCTCGGGCTGGGTTCGGTTCTGGGCTCAGGGTTCGCGGCTGCTGCGTTCGGCGCTGTCGGGCTGGGCATGATCGTTGTCAGCCTCGGGGAAAAGCTCTACACGGCCTTCGACATCGGCGGCGAGGGCGCGCGCAAGCTGGCCGAAGACATCCGCTCGGACATCGACTCCATGCGGATGCAGAACGATTCCCTCGACGTCCAGATCGACAAAGAGCAGATCGCCATCGAGAAGCTGGAGCACAAGCCGGTCAGTGGCGTAAAGCTGGCCATCGACGAGGCCATCGAGGAAGTCGACAAGCTCGATGCAAAGCTCGATGCGGACCTGAAGAAGGCCGAAGCTGTCGTCAAGGAGATGGCCGCAGACACCACCAAGCAAGTGCTCACGACGGGCATGGGTGGAACCGGGACCGCCTACGAGCAGACGATGGTGAGCGAACACGCCCGCCATCTCTCTGAGGCGAAAACCGCGCAGGACCAGTTGAACGAGTCCACGTCCTTCTTTGCCTCCCTGCAAATCCGCCTGAACCAGCTCAAGGGATGGCAGAGCGGAGAGAAGGATGGTGCGCCGGGCATCGAGACCAACTTCGCCAACGAGATTGCGGCCACCGAGCACCTGATGAAGGTGCAGGAGTTGGAGCAGGCTCATATCGAGAAGACGATCCAGCTTCAGAAACTCCAGGGTGAACACGGCGCCATTCCACCGAAGCCGCCCAAGGAACCCCACGAGAAGGCCGTCAACTACGAAGACATCCTCGCCGCGCAGCAGCTCGAGCAGGGCAAGAGCCTGGGCGCGACCGTCATGTACTGGGAAGAGGTCGTCCGCACCACCAACACCCACCACGAGCAATTGCTGCGCGCGGAAGAGGCCTTCCAGAAAGAGATCAGCGAGAAGGGCAAGATCAAGCCCATGCTCGCGAAATCGCAGGTCGGCCCCGAGCCCGCGCCGCTTCCGCCCGACTTCATGGAGCACAAAGAGACCGAAGCCGAGGCCGACGAGCGCATCAACAAGGCGCTCGAAGCCAAGATCAGGCTCAATGCCAGCGACTATGAATCCACCATGCGGGTCGCCGAACTACGGCGGCGCATGGGGCAGATTTCAGAGGCTGAAGCTGAACGCGAGAAATTGGGGGCATCGCAGACTGAGCAGAACAAGGATGTCTCGGCCCTTCAAGCGCGACAGAAATCCATTGCCCCAATGGGGCCGATTGGTCTCGACACCAAGGAGCTCGCCGAGTGGCAGGAGCTCCAGGATCAGATCACGGCCGCCACCGAGAAGGGCGTCAAAGAACGCCAAATCATCGAGGATCAGGATGCGATGCGCATCCAGCAGGTCTATACCAAAGCTCTCGCCTCGGTCACTGGCCCGCTGAACACCTTCACCGACCACTGGCTCCAGAGCGGACAGCGCATGGGCGTCGCCTTCCAAAAAATGTACGACCAGATGGCTATGCAGGCCATCAACGCGCTGCTCAAGATGGGCGAGAAGTGGGCGGCTCACGAGTTGCTGATTACCGTCGCACACGCAAGGGGCATTGCTACCCGCAAGGGAGCGGACGCGGCTTCGGACTCGACCATCTTCGCGGCACTCATGGCGAAACTCGGCTGGCACATCGGGAACGAGACGGCGACGACTGCTGCTCACGTCACAGCCAACACTGCGAAGACCACCAGTGACGCCGCCTCCGCTGCTGCATCGACCGCGGTCACATCAGCAACCAACGTGGCTCAGGCCGCCAGCTTCACGGCAGTGGCATCGATGGGAGCGGCCTCTGCTGTTGCTCCGATTCCAATTGTCGGCCCAGCGTTAGCGGCAGCAGCAGCGGCAGCAATGACGGGCATGGGGGCCGCGTATACGTCGATGGCCGCATTTGCCAGTGGCGCGGACTACATCCCACGTACAGGCGTAGCTATGCTGCATTCGGGCGAGGCCGTGGCGACGGCTGGCGAGAACTCGCGCATCTCGCAGGTGATCTCGATGGCGCAGAACGGTGGGCAAGGCGGCGGCGGTCCACAGTTTCACTACTCTCCAAATATCAGCGGCATCGACGGTGCATCGGTTGAGAGCATGGCGCGCACCCACGGCAATACCTTCATGCGCCAGGCGCAACGGCAACTGAGGCTACAAAACAAGATTTAGGGAGTCAACATGAGCCTAAGTTTCCCGAACCTCGTTCTCCCGAGCGCCGGTCTGGGCTGGCAGTTCGCCAAGCGGTCGAAGTACTCGACCACTGTGCAGACTCCGAAGTCGATGCGTCACCCGGCCTCGGCCACGCTCCAGACCAGCGTGATTTACGAACTGGAGTTGAGCTTTAACGGCCTCTGCAACCAGGGCACCGCCTACGCCGACGACGCGCGATACATCCAGGACTTCTACGAGGCCTGCCGCGGCGGTTACGGCTGGTTCCTGTTCGATCCCAGTCAGTACAGCCTCGCCAACATGAGCGTCGCGCAGGTTCCGGCCACGGGGGCCATCCCCCAATGCAACGGCTTCTTTGCCGTGGGCGACGGGGTCACCACCAGTTTCCCGCTCTGGCGCTCGGGAATACCGTTCGGCGCAACGACCTTGACGCTCCTCGAACTCATCCAGAACATCACGCTGCTGGTGGGCATCTACGCGAACGGCACAGTGGTCTCGGGCTCCGCGTACACGGTGGCCAGCCTCACAGCGCCGCCGCAGGGCGGGGCATGGGTCACCTTCAACACCGCGCCGGCCGCTGGCGTCGTTCTCTCCTGGGCAGGCAATTACAGCTACCTTTGCAAGTTCGACGAAGACCTTCTGGACATGAACGAACTGCTCTATCAGCTTTGGGAACTCGAGTCCCTGAAGCTCGAAACCATCAATCTCTAAGGCGGCGCAAATGAAAGCCTACTCCGCAGACCTCATGGCGCTGCTTGCCTCCGGTGTGCCCATCGAGGTGCGAACCCTCTTTGCCATCGGCCCGGTCAAGAACGGCCAGACGATCTATGCGACCGACAGCCAACTCCCGGTGAAGTTCGGCGGCAACACCTACCAGCCGTCGCAGTTTGGAGCCTGGTCGCGTGGGTCCGTCACGACGAAGATCGGTCTCGAATCGAACTCCTGCGACCTGACCGTCTTCGCCGATAACCAGGTGCCCGTCTACTTTCCCGGCACATCGAGCCTGATCCTGCTGCTCGACGGCATCAAGTACGGCCTGTTGGGCGACGCGAATGTGACCGTCTACACGCTCTACAACTCGAGCTTCCTTCCCGGCTATGCCTTCCCCGCATTGACCGGCCCGACGGGCGGCTCGCTGGTGGAGACGAAGTTCGTCGGCCAGGTGGCCAACATCGGCAACATCGGCATGACCAAGGCGCAGATCACCGTGCAGGACATGATGTACCTGCTGAACATTCAGGTGCCCCGCCGGGTCTTCCAGGCCTCCTGCTCGCACACGCTTTACGACGCGGGCTGCACGCTCGCCGCGGCCACCTTCACCAAGACGGGCGCGGTCGCCTCGGTGCTCTACCCGTATCTCTTCACCACCACCGCGCACCTGGCGCCGACCTCGGCCAATGGAACCTTCACGCAGGGCGTCCTCACTTGGCTCACGGGCGCGAACGCCGGTCTCTCTTACTTCGTGCGCATGTGGGGCACTCAGGTCAACGGCAACCCCAACGTGGATGAGCTGCAGCTCGACGTGCAGCCGATCTCCGCGATTCAGGCCGGCGACACCTTCTCCATCCGGCAGGGCTGCAACAAGACGCTGGTCTCCTGCACGGACTTGCAAGGCGCGACCAACGCAATGACCAACTACGGCGGCCAGCCCGCGACACCCGTTCCGGAGGCGGCAATCGGCCAATGACAGAGACAGAGTTCCGCACCGCTATCGCAACCGAAGCCGAGTCCTGGATCGACACGCCCTACCACGCCAACGGCGCTCTGAAGGGCGTCGGCGTCAACTGCGCCCAGTTCCTGTTCTGCGTGGCGAAAGCCGCTGGAGTGCTCGCCGGCGATGCGCCGCTGCCCCGCTGGTACACGCCTCAGCTTGCGACCAACAGCAAAGAAGAGCGCCTGGTGAATTACGTCATGTCCTACGGTGCCACAGAGGTCACCGAGGCTCAGGTGAAGACCGGCGACATCGTGCTTTACAAATCCGGCCAGGCGCACGGCCACGCGGCCATTGTGCTCGATTGGCAGCGTGTTCCGGGGTCCCCGGCGACGGGTCCATGTCGCTGGGGTGGTGAGATCATTCACGTCCTGCCCATCCACGGCTGCCAGAAGGGCACTGTCGACGAGGGCAAGCTGGGCGCATACACCCGCAGGTACTTCACGCTCTGGAAGGCGAGTTAAGCGATGGGCATCTTCGGACAGAGCCAGGCCGGGCAAGCGCGGTACTCGGGAGAGCTGCACAACCTGCAACTCACGCAGAGCGTCTTCGGCACTACGGCTCCCATCATCTTCGGCACTCGTCGCGTCGCGGCCAAGCTCCTGTTCTACGGCGGCTTCTATGCGGTCACCGCGCCCAACTCGGGTGGCGGCAAAGGACTCGGCGGCGGCAAGGGCGACACGGCATACGACTACTATGCCGACGTGCAACTCGCGCTCGCCTCGGGAAGCGCATCGGGCGGCTGCCTGGGCCTGCTGAACGTCTGGGACCAGCAAGGCAAGCTGCAGAATGAAAGCGGCTCCTACACCTACACCGTTCCCCCGGGAGGCGGCACGGTCACCCCCATGTCCGCAGCGGGCTCGCCGCCGATCCAGCAGGACTTGGGAGTCTCAAAGGCCGCAACTTACTCGGTCGTCGCCAACGACTACGGCAGCGGCGGTTCGCGCACCCTGACCGGCACGCAGTCGGTGCCGCTGACGAAGGTCACCGGCACGCCGGCGGCCGGGCAGTACTCCTTCAACGCTTCGACTTCGAGTTACACCTTCGCAGCCGCGGACGCCGGCGCGGTGGTCACGATCTGTTACAGCGCCGTCTTCTCGC